GCAGCTAAACGTTTTGCGCAGTCGCGCCCGCACAGAGGCCCGGCGCAATGATTATGCGAGCCGCTATATTGGGATGCTAAAAAACGGCGTTGTTGGCCCCGAAGGTTTCCAGTTGCAGTGCATGTTCAAAAACCCAAACGGTGAACTGGACGAGGCCGCCAATAAGGCGTTTGAGGCGCATTGGCACAAGTGGGCAAGCAATCCTGCAATGTGCGACGTTCGCGGTCAGTTTAATTTTGCCCAAATTTGCTCGCAGATAGTTGGCGCCTTGCCCCAGGATGGCGAGTTTATTTTGCGCCGTTGGTTTAATGGCGAGATGGGTTTGCAATATCAGATTGTCGAACCGATGTTGTTAGACGTGATGTTTCAAGAAGATTTGCGCAACGGTAATATGATCCGTTGCGGCATCGAATTCGACCCGTTTCTAAAACCGCTGGCGTATTGGTTCAACGAAAAAACAGACTTTTATTACAACACCGGAAAGCGTTTCCGCGTATCTGCAAACGAAATAATCCACGGTTTTATGCCCATCGGTATAGATCAAATGCGCGGGTTGCCTTGGTTGTCTGGACCGATGCAACGCTTGCATATGCTGGGCGGCTATGAAGAAGCCGCGATAATCAACGCCCGTTATGGCGCCTCAAAAATGGGCTTTATCAAGCGCGGCGACGGCAGCGTATACACCGGCCCGACCGATTCAACCGGCCGCCCGATTGAAGAACTGGCGCCGGGCACAATCGAAGAACTAGGCCCCCATGACGATTTTCAGGGATTTGACCCCAGCTATCCGGCGGGAGAATTCAAGGATTTTGTGAGGCAGCAATTACGCGGCGTCGCCAGCGGTTTGAATATGAGCTATCCGACCCTGGCTAACGATTTAGAGGGCGTTAACTATAATTCGTTGCGGCACGATGCCATAGAAACCCGCGACGTATTCCGGGGCTTACAGGAATGGTTTAAAGGCGTTGTATTGCAGCGCGTGTATAGCGACTGGTTAGACACCCAACTAGCTAGAGGCATTCCAATACCGCGCAAGCGCGGCGGCGGTAGCCGGGCAGCAAACGCGACGCTACGCCAAACGAAATACAACGAAGTGCGTTGGCAAGGGCGCCGCTGGCAATGGGTAGACCCAGCTAAGGAAATGGCAGCAAACCGGGACGCATTAGAATTGCGTTTAACGTCGCGGGCGCGTTTAATTCGTGAACAGGGGAACGACCCCGAAGAAATTTGGCGGGAACTTCAAGACGAAGAAGCCCGTTTTGGACCAATTGAACCGAAAGGGGCAAACAATGGCGGAAGTGCAGACGATACAGAACCCGACGCTACAGAGGCGGGCGACGATCAACAACCAGGCGATAAATCAGGAAGCGCGAACGGTTGAAGTAGCTTTTTCCGATGAAACCCCTATAGAGGACTGGCCCGGCCAGTTTTTAATTTTAGATCATAGCGAGGGCGCCGCGCAGTTAGAGCGACTAAATGACGGCGCCCCCGTATTGGTAAACCACACCCCTTCGTTGCACGTTGGGGTTGTCGAACGTGCTTGGATTGGCACCGACCGCAAAGGGCGGGCGTTGTTGCGTTTTGGAAAAGGCGCATTAGCTAACGAAGTTTTCGAAGATGTGGTTAGTGGAATCCGGCGGCATATTTCCGTCGGTGCAAATATAACCGGGGATATAATCGAGCGCACAGAGGGCGACAAAGTTTATTATGTGGTTACGGGTTGGGAAGCTAGCGAAATCAGTTTTGCCAGTATTCCAGCGAATCACAATTTAGGCATTGGCCGCACCAAAGGCCCCGACGAACCCCCAACGAAACGAGTTAAAATTATGGACAACGAAACACCGAACAGCGGCCCCTCGAAAGCCGATATTGAACGAGCGCGAAAAGAGGGCGCAACAAGCCAAATCGACCGCGTTAAACAGATTCTTGAAGTGGGCGAAGAATTCGAATGCCTCGACCTGGCCCGCGAAGCGATTACGACCGGGCAGACAATGGAAGAATTCAGCCGCAAAGCGGTTGTTGCATACCACGAACGCAAAAACGCAGAACTGGAACGCGCCGCAAATCCGACCAACGGAAAGCCGCTAACTGCCATCGGTATGACCGAACAAGAAGCGAAGCGTTTTAGCGTCACCCGCGCATTGAATGCCGTGTTTGCGAAAGACTGGACCGGCGCCGAATTCGAGCTAGAGTGTAGCCAGGAAATCGAGCGCGTAATGGGCCGCGAAGCCAGGGGCGTTTTTATTCCGCACGAAGTACAGACCCGCAGTTATGTACAGCGCGAAATGACAACCGGCGGCGTTGCGACCGGCGCGGAAATGGTAGGCACCCGACACAGCCCGGAAAACTTTATCGAACAATTGCGTAATAGCGTTGTTTCGATCAATGCGGGCGCCCGCTTGTTAACTGGACTAACGCAGAATCTCGCAATTCCGAAAAAGACCAGCGGCGCCACGTTTGCGTGGATTGCTGAAAGTGCAGCGGCAACGCTAACCGACCTGGGCACCGGCAGCGTTACGCTTTCACCCAAAACCGTAGCGGGCGGCGTTCGCGCAACCCGTCGCATGATGAAGCAAGCCTTACCAGCTATTGACGATTTGATTATGCAAGATTTGGTAGAAGGCGCGGCGGAAGCTATCGACCTGGGCATTTTGCAGGGCACAGGCGCAGCTAACCAGCCAACGGGCGTATTCAACACAGCAAGCGTAAACACGCAAGCGATTGTTGCAGCGGGCAACCCAACGCTGGCCGAGGCGGTAGGCTTCGAAACCAACGTTGCAACGGATAACGCGCTTCGCGGCAATCTTTCATACATCACAACCAGCGCGGTTGTGGGCAATATGAAATTGCGCGCACTGGACGCGGGCAGCGGCCGGTTCCTAATCGACCCCGTTAGCGGCGGCGGTTTGCTGGGCTATCCAGTACGCCAAACCAATGCGATTACAGCTAACCGAATCATGTTCGGTAACTGGGCGGAGGTGTTGGTGGGAATGTGGGGCGTGCTCGATTTGCGGCCCGACCCATACACAGGCGCCGACGAGGACGCCATGATTATTCGGGCGTTTCAGGATATTGACGTAGCAGTACGGCACCCTGAAAGTTTTTGCGTTAGCGCATAACCGAAACCACCGGGCGCGGCGCCTACGGCCGCGCTTTTTTTCTAAATTAGAGGACTATTTATGCAAGATATTAAACCAGACGAATTCGAAGAAATTTTTGATTTGGTCGCCAGTAAAGGCAAAGTTTGGATTCAACCAGACGGCACCCGCGTTAACTTGAACCCAGGCGACAAATTCAAAGCCAGGGGCGCCGATGTTAAGCGAATCGAGTTAACCAAAATGGGCCACCGCGACCCCAAGACGGCAAAAGAGCAGGCCAGCTATTTTGCGGGCCAGGTTTCTAACCGTGAAGCCGAAGCCCAGGGCGACGCCCCGGCGACCTAATGACAACCCCCGAAAGCACCAACGACGTTCGCGGCTATATTGCCGCGTTCGGAGAACCCGTTACGATTAGGGGCGAGGTGATTCGGGGCATTGTCTCAAATGAATATCAACAATCCGAATTCGGGCAAGTGCGTATCCAATCCAACGCCCCGCAGTTAACCCTATCCTGGGAAGATGCCGACCGCGTAGGCGTCGCCCTAAACGATGCCGTGAAAATCGACAGCGTAATGTATGAAATCCGCGAAGTAATGCCCGACGGCCATAAAGGCCTAACCCGTTACAGGCTAATCGAACAATGACACACATCCGGCAGACCATACGCCAGGCCGCCGCCGCTACGATTACCGGGCTTGCAACGACCGGCGCTAATGTATTCCAAAGCCGCCTATTTCCAATAGACGCGGAAAATCTGCCGTGCTGGGTTGTACGAACCGAAGAAGAAGAAGCGGAATTGGTCGATATGGACGGCGGGCTCGACCGGGAGTTAGCCTTGATATTTCAGGGCGTCGCCCGCGCCGCGTTTGGCGAAACGCTCGAAAATACGTTAGATGATATGGCCGAAGAACTAGAAACCGTTTTGCTACAAAACACCATTCCGGGCATTGATTCGCTAATATACGTAGGGACAACCCCCGAATTCGATACCGACGACACCGACTCGGCTATTGGATATATTACGATAGCCTACAGGGCTAAATATTTTACTGACCAAGGCGCCCCCAGCGCATAAACGGAGACTTGAAAAATGCCAAGATATACAGGAAACGACGGCTATATAAGCGTTGACGGCGACGCCGTAGGCAATCTAAAAGGTTGGAGCCTTGAGATTACCGGCGACGAAATAGACGTTGCCGCTATGGGCGACACCGCCCGCGTTCGATTGCCCGGAAAGCCAAACGTTTCGGGTTCAATTTCGGTATGGTTCGACGATGCCGACGCAGGGCAGGCTAATTTGGTGCAAGGCACCGAAGTAGCGTTAGAGCTACGGCCCAGGGGCGTAGGTTCCGGCTTGCCAGAATTCACAATACCCGTTGCACGTATCAGCGGCGAAACGTACCCCGGCGACGTAGACGCGGGCTTACCGGCAGATTACACGTTTACCGCCGACGCATTGCCGGACCGAACCGCGCAAGCATAGATAGAGGTTAAAAATTATGGGGATACAGCAGGCAATGGAAGCCCAGGGCGCCCAGGCGCGGGGCGTTTTGAAAGCGGTACCCGTTCCGCAATGGGAAACGGACGAAGGCATACCCAACGTTTATTTTTACGAAGGGCTTTCTGTCGACGAATGGGTTGCAGTAGGGCGGCATTTTAACGGCGGGGATATTGACCCCGAAGGGATTTTAACCGCCGTGCGTTGGCTATTCCGAAACGAGGACGGCGTGCGAATGTTTTACGGTGAGGCCGCATTCGGCAAGTTAAGAGAGAAAGCCGACATTCGGGTATTGCTGGACGTTTTGAACCGTTCCGAAATATTCCGACAGTTCGCAGACGACCCGGTAGCCGCCGCAAAAAAGACCTAGCCGCAACCGAAACCGGCGTTAGGAGCGTTGTAGAGATTGCGGTTTTATTACATATGACGCCCGGCGAGGTTAGACAAATGCCGCTAACTGATTTTCTGGCGTTGCGGGAATTTTACCGGGAGCAGAACAGCAATGGCAGCGACGGACGTTAAACTTAAAATTGTGGCAACCAACGCCACAAACCGCGCCTTTAAATCCGCATCCAATAATTTCACCAAACTGTCCGGGCAAATGAAGGCGTTAAAGAACGTCGCCCTGGGCCTATCCGGCGCCGCCGCTGGCCTGGGCTTTGCCTTCGTGAAAGCCGCCGCCAGTGTCGACCGTATCGCCAAATCGAGCCGCGACGCCAACGTAGCCGTTCGGACATTCCGAGAATGGGAATTCGCAGCCAGCCAGGCGGGCGTTAGCACCGAACAATTCGAAGCCGGGTTAGGCCGCGCAAATCGCCGTATTGGTTTGTTTTTGCAAGATGGCGCAGGCCCAGCAGCGAAGGCGTTTAAAACCCTGGG